GTGAACCCCCTCGCCTACTTTCCGGCGAGCCCAGGACGACGCTAGGTGTTTAGGCCCAGCATGGCCCTCGAGGCGGTCTCCAACCGCCTCATGTCAACCCTAAACCCAACTGAGCGAACCCAGTCGTGCTTAGGAGGGATGTAGTCCCAATTGGGACAGACGCATCCCCTCTTACGGTAACGTGTATCGTTTTGCCTAATCGATATACGTCCCGTTCGCACATCGCCTCGAAGGAAAGCTAATAGCAACCCAGCAGGGTTGTACGCTCGCCTTCGGAGCCTTCTGGGAACAGCTACATAGCCGTCCCCGATTCTGAGCTGCTTAGCATGCGGTACCAATCGATTGTAAAACAACGACTGAGACCACACGTCAAGCCGAACGCCAACGTCCCATCTGCGCATAAGTTCACGCAGGCAAGACAGAGGAATTCGAAACCCAGAATCTCTACCCTCACCCAGCGGAACAAGTAGGGGGAAATCCCCAGACTCATACTGCTTTAGTTCGGATAGGAGAAGTCGACCCACATTCGGCAATAAAACGCCGATACGAGAAGACCACTCGAGAAAGCCGTTCAAGGCTTTGTACAGAGACACGCGATTATTAAGAGCCTCCTTGACATAGAAGGCCCTTATGTCCCGACCATTGTAATAGTCGGAACCGCATGACTCTCGAAAGCGTCCCTGAACGAAGGACTTTGTGGCATTCACCTCGAAGCCGAGCAATCCGAGTAATCGGAGTACTCTGCTGGCAACTTCTGGATGACATACAATATCGTCACCGAAGACGCCCCACTCCCCAGGTTCACCCCGGGGAACGGAACCGAGGATTCCAGGCATTGGTGTATCCAAACGAAAGTGGGCCATGTCGGCTCGAAAACCGACACGGACCGTCTCTTCGCAGGACGGACCAATCTGGATGTAAGGTCTGACAGGGGTTAACCCGTGAGACTTTATAGCAGCCACGACGACGCAAGAGAAGAGCATGGTCTGCAACGGGAACGTATAACCGTTCCCCATTGTAGATACCATATTCAACTCAATGCTAGAACCATCTACTAAGGTGGCAGTCCTACTCCTTAATCTACACAGTAATGCGTAGAAGTCAGGAGGAAGAGCCCACTCGAGGAGCCGAAGCCCCATCGAATCCGAAGCAGACTTGAGGTCTATGGTAGCAAACCCGGGTGCCCATTTGGGCTCTTGGTTCGAACCTACTACCTGTTCAGGTAGCGACCCAACTCTAGCAGCCTCACGGTTCCACAGTTGTTGAGATCGCAAATCCACTCCGAAGAAGGAGCGGATCCGGTCAGCTAGGATAGAACCTAGCCCGAGCTGATAATACATGTTCAGACTCGGCTCAACTGCAATGGTACGTGATTCACGAACGTCTTTCGGAACGAACTTAAGGGAACTTCCTTGGACAGAGAGGGGATCTCCATAGGTAGCAGAGCGAGTTGACTCCGCTTTGCTCCACGTGGGTTCCTCATCAATCCAAGCCAGGTAAACCTGGCGCAGGGCCTCTGACGTATAGGTTAGCGGTGACGAGAACATCTTGGTATAGAAGTCCTCGCCATGCGCGCCTACGGAGACTCCCGGTCCCGTACTTCCACGATCTAAAAGACCGTGTAAGCCGGTTACCAGGGGGAACCCTTGCGGATTCCAGAAGTTCCAGATGAGCTCCCGAAAGGAGCCCATTAGTTCTTCATCCCCAGACGTATTCGGCGAATAATGCCAGAGCTCAAGTCGTTTATTCACGCTCTTGAACTTGTCAAGTGCAACAGCATCCAGATCGGGCATAGTACCGGTTGTATGCAAATACTTCCAGTACATGGCCTTCAATTGGAGGCGTATTGCTGCACTAGTAGCATCAACGTCGTCAAACGCAATGGTACACTCGCGCTCAATAAAAGCGCGAGCTCCTTCCGAAGAAGGAAAACCGGTGTCGCTCACGAGGGCCGCAAAACAGCGGCTTAAGTGAGCTTCATCGGTGTACCCAGCGTGTGAGAGGTCATCAGCGAAAGCTGAATAAAGAGCGGTCGGGCTTAAAGCCATGATCGATCCTCCTCAGGTCGAATGACAGCTATCTATCTGTTAAAACAGGTAGCTGATGTCCACGTTCTGGACATGGAAGTGAAAACTCCCGTATCCAATCGCAGCAACCACGGTGGTTGTTACGATGAACTTGGGTCTCTTAAAGAGTACCAGCAAGAATCGAATCGTAGATTTCATTCGACTGCTCCCACAGTACGCCCGCCATCAAGGACAGCGCAGCACCGAGATTGGCCTTATCGGCCAAGTCGGCACCCGCTGGAACCGGGATGGAGAGTTTGAGGACACACGGCTGCGCGGGCTGTCCGGCGAGGGGAATAACCCCTTTACGAACAGCCAGTTCAAACGTGTTCCTCGGGACCGTGGGAAGGCGTCCATTCAATCCCAGAGCTGGCAGTTGCCGAACAACTTTCGGCCTCGTGAACAGCAGAGTGAAAGGATAGGACGCCGAGGACACGACCACCCCCGTCTGCGTACCGCCTAAGGCGGATACCGCATACGCTTTACCATTCACGTCAGGAGCCGAATCGGCAACCAACGTGTAGGTGGGCGACGTGAAGCCGGTGATAGGTGCGCCGGTAACCGGAGAAGCAGGAGAAAATGCCATTTGGCAACTCCATAAGTACTAGGTTAAAGAAACGCCAGCGAGCGCTGCAACCAGACAGCCCCTAGGTTCAACCATTTAAGGGAGAGCCCAGGGACACTCCATTCCAATTGAGGAATGTAGTTGCCTGTGTAAGTAGCGCGCGATATATTCGCTATTTCGCTGGTGACCTCGGACGGCTTCATAGAGCCATAGAGCTTTGTGAACTTGTAACCAGGAGCAGGAGCACTCCAGGCAGAGGTGATGCCCGCAATTTGCGAGCGTTTCGCCCATACCTTTGTGCCCTGCACGGTCCAAGCCACATCGTCTCCGCCATATGAAGCTCCGTAAATTATATCACCAATATTGGTGAAGTAATCTACGGCCCACGAGTAGGGTATCAATTCCCAGATCGTCGGTGCAAAAGAACGTAGGTCGAAACCTAGTGCCTTCGCATCCGGATAACCCGGGTTTCGAATCCCAACTCGGACTTTACCGTAAAATTTCACGGTAGCTCCCCTCGTATCCAACACCGACCTTAAGCTGTTATAAATCAGCGGGCCGGAGTAAGATCCTTGGGAAAACGTCCTAGAGACCTCGTCGGTAGCAGAAGCCCTAACCATTTGGCTAGGGGCCTGATCCAACGTGGCATAGAACGCTTTGACCGCTCCTCTGATATCTCCCATAAGGGGGATCCAGTGGAACGATCTCTCGAGCCAAAGTCCACCAGCAGCCTCTGCAAAAGCTTTTGCGGTTTTCTTCCGCTGGAGCTTCGACAGAGATAGAAAGTCGGCCTTACTTTTTACATAAGACCGACGCAGCTTCGTCGCTGCGCTGGAATAGCTTTCTATCCCTTTGAAAAGGGCCTCTGCTGGGTGGCGGATTCCATGCAAAGCTTCGGCAATTTCACCAAAGAAGACACCGCCTTGAAATTGACGGTTAACTTCTGCTACTTTTGCGTTATACTTTGCAAGCGCCCGATTTGTGGCTGTTGAAGTGCTTATAGATGCCAAGGACGGACTAGGATGAGTGTAAGGCGCCAAAATACCGAGGAACCCGATGCCTATATCCTTTTGGGATTCATAGGTAGTCGAAGGCCCCGCGATAGGCGACTGGCTCATCTCAGCTTGATAGTAACCCTCTTTAGCGGTTACTATACGCTGAATACTACCGGTCATTGAGGTCGTAGCGTTATCGCCACGACGTATCCGCTGTTTCCAATCGGGCCAATTAGGTCCGACGGTTACAGTAGAGCTCAATACCTGAGAGCTCCCCGTAAACGGTATAAGAGTCGAATGACTCTTACCGTTAGTCGAGGAATCAGTGTCATAAAAATACTGACTCTGATAGAAAATCCGCTCACTGGTAGATTTAGTACGTTCTTGAGTCATTAAGCACTCCAAACATCGCAGTTAGTCTGCGCGGGTGTGTCCTAAAGTTTTGAGGCCTTAGGAGAGTTGGTGGATTTACGACGTCGAATTTACTTATCAGCAAGGAAGGTACCATCCTTCCCGTTGACAAGGAACGGCGTCTGCTCGTCCTCTGTCGGAACGGACTTGTCCGTCCTAACAAAGAACTTGCGAATCCACCTATTGATCGCAAGCTGAATAAGCTTGCGGAGCAACAGTTCACTTGACGGATAGTCAAGGTTCTTATGCTCCATCCGGATGATGTAGGCGACATGATCAAGAAGATCACTGTCTACAAGACCGGACGTATCAACATCCACCGTCGACTTAAGCGTCTTCAAGATGTCTTGAGTTGACATGGAAACCTCCTTTAGGTTTCATTACAGAGG